GTTTAGAAGAAACAATAGAAGAAATCAAAGAAGATCCCCAAGGTGGTTATGACGAAAGTGCAATAGAAAACGAAATAAATGATAGAGTTAGTGAATATGAAGACGACATAAAAGATTTTATAAGTCACTACGGTTATGAAAAAACCTTTATTTTGGATTTTATTGACACTGATAGTATTGTAAATACGGTAGTTAGTTCAGATGGATATGGATCAATACTTAACTCTTACGATGGTGATTACGACACATATGATATAAACGGAACTACGTATTACGTAATGAGAGTCTCTTAGGACTTTATTTGTTTTATGTTTTATATTATGTTTTTTATGAATGGCAAGGAAAAAGAAAATAAAATTTTTGATGGATACCGATTGGATGTTCGAAAAACCAATCGATAGAGAGCATAAAGAATATAAGTTATTATCGTATTTTCAAAAAATGGGCGAAAAACTCGACAACTTAGAGTTATATCCAGGATTTATAGAATTATCATTACACTTGATGAACCTTCAAACATTAATGAAGGAAAGAAAAATTATCTACACGGATAAGAAATTAGATTCAATTGACGACGAGTTACTTGTGAAAGATCTTAAAGTAAAAGACATTCCTCAAATGTCAGAGGAGGAGTACGTAGAGTTTGTTAAAATCTTGTCTTACTCAGCACCTCGAATCATGGAGTACTTCAATTTTGCAAAATCTGTATGGACATTAGTTTTTGATTCACTTGAAATGAAGTTGAAAAAAAACAAAAAAAATTCACAATCTAAAAAGGGATTCTTTTATTACAATAATAAGTTTGACAATAAATTTTATTTGTGGGAATACAATATAAAACCTGCAGCTAAAGGATCTCCTGAATCAAAAACAATATCAAATTTAATTTACAATGAATCTTTAAGTGGATTGACTATACCAAAAATTATATCTACATTTTCCACAATGGATGATAAAGAAGTAAAAGAAAGTCCAGTCTTTGAAATGGTTTGTACAGGATCATTTCCAATTGATGAGACTCTACTACCTTTATTTAAAAGAAGACTTATTTCATATATCAACCAACAAAAAAGATTAGAAGAGTTTCACAAAACAAAACAAGATTTAACAGATGGGTTTCAATAAAAGACTCCTCAAAAAAGAAAACATACTTATTAATCTCAACAACCTTATGAAATATTTGGACGCCGATGCAGTTATTTGTACTGACGATTTTTCACGCCAAGTTTATAGGTTATTTAATGAAGGAAAATCAGAAGAAGAAATAATAAATCTCATAAATAAAATAAAATGAAAATTAAATTGGAATATGTTTGGTTGGACGGATATAAACCAGAACCAAACCTCAGAAGTAAGGTTAAAATTGTCGAATATGATAAAGTTGGAAATGCATTTTTGGATGGAAACTTCCCAATATGGAACTTCGATGGATCATCAACTAACCAAGCCGAAACCGGGAACTCAGATCTTTTGTTAAAACCTGTTAGACATTATGTTAAAGACATGCAATCTACTGTATATGTTTTATGTGAGGTATTGAATTCTGATGGGACACCCCATGAATCAAATAAAAGATGCAAAGTAGGTGAAGGATTCGAAGATCTTTGGTTTGGTTTTGAACAAGAATATTTCATTCGTGAAGAAATCAACGGAAATATTTTGGGACACAAAAGAAATATTCTAAAAGGACAAGGTGAATACTATTGTGGAGTTGGACATAATGTGGTGGGTCGTTCATTTGTGGAGGAACATTTGGGCGCGTGTTTGAACTATGGAATTAATATCACAGGTATAAACGCTGAGGTTGCATTAGGTCAATGGGAATATCAAGTTTTTTCAGAAGGTAAACATAAAGGAGGAGATGATCTTTGGATGACAAGGTATTTACTTTACAAAGTTGCCGAAAAATATAATTACCACATTGAACTACACCCAAAACCACTGACTCACGGTGAATGGAATGGATCAGGTCTGCATACAAACTTCTCAACTGACAAGATGAGAAATGAAGGAAACGAGAAATATTTCATGGCACTTTTCAACGCATTTGAATCAAGACATGACAATCACATCAAAGCCTATGGATCACAAAATCATTTAAGACTTACAGGGGAATATGAAACACAATCAATTGATAAGTTTAGTTGGGGTGTATCTGATCGTGGAGCTTCTATTCGTGTTCCTCAGGACACTGCTAAAGAATGGAAAGGTTATTTAGAGGATCGTAGACCAGGGTCCAACGCAGATCCATACAAAATCATTTGTGAGATAGTTAAATCATTGGATACCACTCATCAAATCTACGAAGTGAAAAACATGATGAACACATATGTTGATACAAAAACAATAGAAGGAAAGTACGGAACAATGAGTAACGATGAGTTGTTGAATGAATATAAACAAGATAAGGCGGAATAATGGAACACGTTAATCATCCTCTACATTATGGAGGGAAAGACAATCATTACGAAGCAATCAAGGTTATTGATGCTTGGGATTTAGGTTTTAGTTTAGGAAATACAGTAAAATATATTAGTCGTGCAGGAAAAAAAGGGAAAGATAAAGAACTCGAGGATCTCAGAAAAGCGTTATGGTACCTCCAACACCACATCGAAACACTCGAAAAAAACAGGTCTTGATAGAGAGATCAGTGTCTTAGACGCGATCACAACACCAAACGAGTTGATGAGAGAAACTCTCATTAATTTTATTTGGGGATTTTTAGGAAATTCTATAGTTGTATTCGTTGCAAAAGAACTGGACTTTTTAGTTTTAATAAATTATATTGTTTATTACATTCTAATTTCTTATATTGTAAATAGAAAAAAATACGAAACCATGTTGGGAAAATTTATTGTACTTCCTGGTTCAGCTGCAGCAGGTGCTTACACAGGATATAAAGTTGCTCAAATGTTAACACAGGCACTATGAGTTGGAAATATGATCCGAACTACTTTAGAAGGAAGTTAAAAAAAAGTGATCAAACAATTTACAGAATAATTGCTGTTTGTATTGCTGTTGGTATTTTGGTATCGACTTGGGCATTTGTAATAGAATTAATAAAAATAATATTTTAAAAATGATTGAAACAGGAAAAATAATAAATGGCGATTGTATTGAGGTTATGAAAACACTCTCTGAAGGATCTGTAGATTTGGTTGTTACATCACCTCCATACGGAGTAGGAATAGATTATGATGTTTATGAGGACAACATTGACTTCAACGACTATCTTGAGTTTGCTAAATCATGGTTGAGTGAAACATATAGAGTTCTGAAGGACGATGGAAGAATTGCCCTTAACATCCCTTATGAGATCAATCGTCAAAAGAAAGGTGGTCGTATCTTTTTTGTTTCAGAGATGTGGCAAATTATGAAAGAGATTGGTTATGGGTTCTTTGGTATTGTTGATTTAGAAGAACAATCACCACATAGAAGTAAGACCACAGCTTGGGGTTCTTGGATGAGCCCATCATCACCTTATATTTATAACCCAAAGGAGTGTGTAATATTGGCATACAAAAACAAACACATTAAAAAAGTAAAAGGACAACCTGAATGGACAGGTGAATTGACTGAAATCGAAAACGAGGATGGTAGTAAACGAAATAAGATGGTTTATAGTGAAAACGATAAAAAAGAGTTCATGGAACTTGTGTTTGGTCAGTGGAATTATTTTGCTGACACTAAATCTCTTACTAAAGCTAGCTTTTCAATGGAAATTCCTACCAAAGCAATCAAAATATTATCATACAAGAACGATGTGATTTTGGATCCTTTCTGTGGTAGTGGTACGTCTTTAGTTGCGGCTGAAATACTTAATCGTAGATGGTTGGGCATTGAATTAAGTCCTAATTATTGTGAAGTGGCAAGAAGTAGAGTACAAGCCTTTGTTGACGAAAAGACAAAAGTAAAAGTTGAATCAAACTGAAACTGAATCACCTTCTTTAATATTGTATTTTTTACAAGTGTTACCAGGTAACTCCAAAACCATGTCACCATATCCTCTGTAATATTCACAATTTTTTGTATTACATGGTTCACAATTATTATGTATTTTAGAAACGACACTGTTCTGAATATAGACTATATCTAAATGTGTTATACAATTTTTCATCCAAAAAGAGTGTTCACCATTTTCTAATACAAACAAAACTCCATCAAATGATTCATCAAAGTTTCTTCCCATCATTCCTTTTTGGATGTCTTTGGATGTTAAAACAGTTTTAACATTGAACATGTTGTTATTAATTACTAATTCCATATAATTATAAATATGAAAAAGTTTCAAAGATATGCCGGTGTCATTTTGGTAAAAAACAATAAAGTTTTACTTTGTAAAAGATCACCCAAAAAAAGTTTGCCAAATACTTGGTCAATACCTTCAGGACACTTAGAAGATGGTGAATCACCAGGACAAGGAGCCCTGAGGGAGTTTTATGAAGAGACCAATATTGAGCTCAATACTGACATTAGTTTGGTTGGGTTTTTGAACAAAATGAGAAAGGACGGTATAACCAAAAAGGGTTTGGTTTATGTATTTACAAAAGAAATCAATAAAGACTTGGAACCAAATCTTCAAGACGCCGTTGACGGTTACGAACACACCGAATGTAGGTTTTTTTCAAAAGACGATCTACCGGAACAAGAGGGTAATGAAGACCTAATGAAAATAATTAAAAAAATATTGAAATAGGTTTTGTGAATCGGGTAAAATCACTATCTTTGTAGTGTAATCATTTAAACCCCATCACAATTATGTCAACTTTAACTCTCGTTCAAAACTA